AAAAACGCTATAATTGTCGCAAGTGTAGGAACATTTTCTACAGGTATAAATATAGTTAACCTTCACAATATTATGTTTGCATCCCCGACGAAATCACAAATACGTGTTTTACAGTCTATTGGTCGTGGCCTGCGAAAAACTGAAAATGGCCAGGGAACTACTATATATGATCTAGCCGATGACTTTTCTTGGAAAAAGAAAAAGAATTATACCCTTAATCACGCAATTGAAAGGGTAAATATATATGCTAAAGAAAAATTTAAGTATAAAATACATGAAGTACCGCTATGAACGAAGCTTTAAAAGATTATATGAAAGGTTTCGATTTAATGGGATACAGATTACGCGATGGAAGCCACATTATAGCAAA